GGGTCGGATTATGCGGTGCGGCCCGCCCCTCCGGTTGCGGCCTCCTCCTCTCGAGCGCCGCGCCCAGTCTTGAAAGGACCCTTCCGTGTGACAAACGAAATGGACACCGGGGGAGTCTCATTTAATGACTCCGTCGAGACAAAGACTGATGGAGGTCGACCGATGGTCGCCGTCACTCCGACGACTGACATGCAAGAGGCGAACATGGGCTTCACGGCTCTAGCGACTCGCATGCAGTTCGTCCGGAACATCAACTGGACCAGTAGCCAGCCCGCTGGAACCATTCTCACAACTCTGTCGGCTCCTTGGGACATGCTCACTTCGAACACGAACAGCACGCCGTTCCAGACGTTCGTTTATTGGAATGGCTCTATTGAGCTGAAGATGACCCTCCAGACCAATGCCTTCCAGCAGGGTTTGTTGATCGCCTATTTCGTGCCTCTGACGACTACGGAGGAAATTGCTCGGCACATTTCCTCCAGTCCAACGTCGCAGATCCTTTGCCCGCACGCCTTTTTGTCCGCTGGGAGCTCTGAGTCGGTGTCTCTTAAGATTCCCTTCAATCACCCTCTCACCCGACTTGATCTCGACAGGAGGGCCTCCCAATTCTTGGGAACTATTGTGATTCAGGTCTTCAGCCCTCTGCGAACTGGGCCCGATGGATCTCTGACTGCGAATCTATCCATATGGGGCTCTTTCCCTTATTCTGACTTCCAGGTTCTCAACCCCTCTCGCGAGTCTCTTCTGAGCCAAGGTGGGTTCCTCTCCGCCGTCGCCCGCTACCACTCGGTTCGCGGAGCTGCGGCCCGGGGTTCAGTTGTGAACGAGGGCAACGCGATCACTAAGGTGACGAACCAAACCACGAACATTACCAATGCCGCCAATGGCACCGTTGACTATGCTAATTCCACGCATGATGCTATGGAATCAAAAGCTGAGTCGAAGAATGATATGGGCGGAATGGACGTGCCGAACATTGGTTTGATTGGGGAGATTGCGATCCTCAACAAAGTTGGTCCTCTGAGCAACGTCGTTGGAATCACTCGCCACCAAGTGCTCGATTCGTTCCCGGGGCAGACTTCGGAAATTTCGGAGAATCTCGTGGCGAGCAGTCAGGATGAGATGAGCCTGGACTACCTTCTCTCCAAGTCCAGCTGGCTGCGCACCGTCGAGTGGGGCGTTGACAATCCCGAGGGAACCATTCTGACCTACGGGGAACTACTGCCAAACCCCAATTATGCTGATGCTGGTTATGGTCAAAAGTTCACCCCCACTCTTCAAGGGTATTTGAGCCAACCGTTCGCTTTGTGGCGAGGGCCTCTGAAATTTCGGTTTCAGATCGTGTCCGCGCTGCAGACGGGTCGACTGGCTTTCTGCACCCACTACGGCCGGTCGGCTAATACGATTGAGCTCACTGATGCGCTTGCTCAATACGCCCA